CCTGCCATGGCTGGGTCAAGTCCTGCTACAACAATCAAACCATCCATACCATCATGGCGGTTACCAGCCTTGCCCTTGGGTATGGTTCCGATATTGCGGGCACCATTGATAACGCCCTTGACAGCATCTCCTGGAAAGGCAGCATCTTCATGCACCTGTTGCTGTTGATAGACCATTGCCCAAAGATTGGGAGACATACGGCTTCTCTTTTTATTGAGAGCGTGTCCATCCCATTTAGTATAGAGTCCATCAGCATCTGGAATACCTTTGCCTGAAACTGGAGGCATATTGGTTTTAGCCCAAAGCGTTGACCAGTCAGCAGGGTCGTCTTTAAATTCTAAGACCGCAGGTTGTGCAAAGTAAGTCCAAGGTGAAGTCTCGTCTGGGTAGCGCATAGGGTCGCGCAATTCAGAGTATAAGTCTTTGGGGCGCAGACGGGTTCCAACCACAAGAAGTTTTCCGCCATCGTAGTCAATACGAGACATAACTTCTGATTGAATCCAGTCAATCTGCTTTTCATACTCATGGGCGTTGGTATGGTCAACACAGTCATCCATGATGATGAGGTCAGCACGGGCACCGTAGATATGTCCACGAATACCAATGGCTTGCACCGTTGGGTCCTTCTCACCAGAGTTACGAGCCTCTGACGATAGGTAAATTAAGTCCTGCTTCCATGAATCAGAATTCTTTTCAAATCCGCCTGGAGGTCCAAAGGCGAGGTGTAAATCCTGATAACGAGGATGGGTGAGTCTGTTCTTAATGGAGAGCAGGAACTTTTGCGCCATAGCCTGTGTCTTGGACACAATCAGGATTCTGATGTTAGGGTTTTGGCAAATCTGGTACACGGCATAGTTGACTGTGATAGTCGTTGACTTGGCGTGTTCTGGTGGCGTATTGACAATCAGTAGGTCAGGGTCACCAGGCTCATAGGTAATGCTAGGGTGTATCTCGGAGGGGGGTGTACCCTCCAGCAAATCAATCCAATGTTTCTGATGTGGAAAGACATCTACACCTAAGTACTTGTGAGAAAATTCTGGGAACGGAGGCAGAGGTATCGTACCTGTCTGGAGTTCCCCGCGTTGGGTCATAGACCGAACTTTGTCTATCTGGGTGGCAAAATCAGGGTCTGTCTTACGGTAGTATTCGTAACTCTTGACCGACCGACCAACTGAGTCCATAGCCTTCTGGACTGACATGCCTTCCATTAAAAATTCTATAATCTGCTTTTTGATAGCATCCGACTTATGGGATGCAGCAGTAGTTCTTTTTCTTTCCATAGGCGTAGTAAGCAGCGCGACAAGATATAGAGCGCTGCAGTATCCTTTCTAACCGAAGCCGTAGCCCCAAGGCGAAGGCGAAGGTTAGGGCATACTATAGGGGGCAACCTAGGCGGTTGCCTTAGCACTAGCGGAGGGGCGAATATAGCGTTGCCCCTCACTATACTATTAGGTGTCCGAAGCCACCTAATTGGACATCTTTTTTGAATATATTTTTTGTTGCCTATGTCACTTTACATAAGTGCTGGTCAGAACCCACTTCCCCAGGATTATCAAACTTATACGGGTAGATACACATACACACATACACACGCATATTTAAAACCCTGGGGTCGCTGACCCCTGCAAAGTCTCCTCAAGATGCACATCTTTTGAGCACCCCGCTTTCTTGTGTCTTAAGAACTAGGAGGTGAGAGCGCTAGACCTTGCAAGGGCGACAACTCTCACCCCTCCTCCTTGCATCGCGGGGGGCGCATCGCTTGCCTTGCTTGCTTGCGTGTCTCACATATTGAGACAAGCGCACACATGCGGTATGTGATGCAACTCACAAAAATAATTTGGAAATGTCCGATTTGTCGGTTGACACCGCATGCATGCGCCATGATTTGATTCTCTCATCGCTTAAGTCACAAGGGCTTAACCGAGAACAGGAGAAGAAGAAATGACACAAGCACAAGCAAACAAGGCAACAGGCAAGGCAAACAAGACCGAGGCACTTTCAACAATCACCAAGGCGCTAGAACAGGCGCACGAGTTGATTAAGACAGAAACAGGAGCGCCACGCGCCACGATTCTCGTCACCCGCGACATGAAAGGCAAACTCGCACATTTCACTCACTACCAGCCATGGCAGGTAAACGGCGAGGGCTTTAACGAAATCGCATTTACCGCCGAGATGTTCGCCAAGGGCGCGGATTTCGTTCTCGGTGTTCTATTGCACGAGGTCGCTCACTCTCTTAATTTCGCCGAGGGCGTTAAGGATTGCAGCGCGAATCAGTACCATAACGCCAAATTCAAATCCCGCGCCGAGTCTCTCGGTCTTAAGACAGTGGAGGTTAAGGGCAAGGGGCACGCATGGACAGAAATTACCGAGTTTGGAATCAAGCGATTTGCCAAGGCGCTCAAGGTCATTGAGACAGCCCTAGAAATCACAGCAATTTCACAGGATAAGGCTAAACCTAAGAGTCGCAACACGAACTTAATTAAGGCTCAATGCGATTGTGAGAACACCATCCGCCTAAGTCGCACAGTCTTAGAAATCGGTGTGACATGCAACGCATGCGATGAGATTTACAAGGAGGCATGACTTAAGACAGAAAGCCCCCGCCCGATAAGTCGGCACAGGTTCACGACCTACGGGGGCACGATGTGACCAACATCACATGGGAAATGATTGACAGGCTCAATCCCCGCGTGAGATGGTTACACCAAGCAAGACCACAACAGGCACCGCGCAGGTTGTGTATTAAGACAGGAGAAAGAACATGACAACACCAGCACAAGACCAATTCGTGGAGGACTACCTCCTCGTAGTTGATAACGAACGCGAGGCATACGATGAAGCGATGGAGATTGCCAAGAGTGGCGACATGGTTCAGGTATCGGAGAAGATGCGCGAACAGTTTGAGACATACATCACAGAGGTTGCAGAACGCGAACGCGAGGCAGGGCACGAGGTCGGGGCGCTCCTAATCTCTCAACTGCTCCTTAACTGGGGGTCGGATACCTTTGACAGAATCGCCCGCCACTTTATAGATAAAGACTAATCGGACTTAAGACAGAACTAAAAATGTGATTAACATCACAGCCCTAAACCATTGACAGATGGCGCATGCTCACGACATGATTAGGGCACAAACAAGGCGGGAAATCCTCGCCTTGTTTATTAAGACAGGAGATAGACAGATGGAAGCAAGATACATGATGGCAGATGCTTACTCAGCACTCAGCCGAGCAGGTATGGACAAAGCAGAGTTTGAGGCAGAGATTAACAACTGCAAAGACTCAACCGATGCCTACCGAATCGCCCTTGGCTGGCGCAATAAAGCAGAAGCCAAGATTGCAAGCGGAAAGGTTGTGGCTTAAGACATGAAGATTAACTTTAACCTTTACGGGTCTAGTGGATACATTTCTAACAACACACTAGATGAGATTGAATTTGAAAGATTCCGCACCATCGCGGAAAGTTTCAAACAGGTAATTAAGATTGAGAAAGTTGAGTCTTAAGACAGAAGAATAAATGTGATGCAAATCACAGCCTCAAATGCTTGACGAGCACGCGGTGGTCATGCCACCATTGAGGCACTGGTAACAATCCCGTTACCTACAAGCACAGGAGACAAAGCACATGAAGAAAGCAGAACTCAAGCCAGGTGTTGCTTACTATGCAACCTCTCGCAATAACCGCATGGATACATATCACGATTCATGTTTTAAGACACATCAACAGCACAAATCTAATCGCTACTATGTAATCTTCAACCCAAGCGGAGAGCCAGCGACTGGATACAGAAGCCCAAGCGTTATTTATATGACCAACTGCCAGACATACGGGTTTGATTGCCCGACTCATGGCAAAGATGGCAAACTCAACTGCTACCGCACAGACTTCCGACTCATGGACATCCGCGATGAATACTGGTCAGTAATAAAGCGCATGATTCAACGCCGTAAAGAGCGCCCAACCAAGGACATCAGAGCCGAACGCCTACGCCGTATCGCCGACCGCCAACGACAGGCAGACGAGGCACCAATCAAGGAAGAATTCTATCGTGTCTTAAGTCAGATTACAGATAGTTACTGCCACTCATACGACCGCCTCGGTGGATTCACACCCGACCAGATGCAGAAGATAACCGAAGCAATCAAGGCAAGCATGCCAGCGGTCATGGCGGTGGCATCGTGACCTGCATTGAGTGCGAAGGAGACGGATGCACCAAGTGCACCGCTTTCTGTGGAGATTGCCTAACACCGCTAGAGAATTGCGGGTGCAAACCATGAGACTTAATAAGCGAGGCAAGCGAGTGCGAGCCGTAATTATTTATGTCTTAATACTTACCGCCCTCCTTGCAATCACAAATGCGATGGGTGTATGGGATGTATCCGAATCATGCCTAGTAGAACAAGTCGGATGTCCTGATGGGTATCCTCGGTATTAAGACAGAGTGTGACTAACAACACATGCAAGATGCTTGACTTACTATGCCAACGAGTGGCAGAGTAATCACTACCAACTAGACAGGAGAACAAAATGTCAGAAGAAAAAATCACAATCGCAGTAGAGATTAACAAGCAAGAACTATGGGATGCAGTCTTTGGTTCAGCCTTTGAATCCTTTGGTACTCATTGGCACGAGATTGAATACCTTGGCGATACATCATGGGATGTAATCGGTCAGGTCAGACTTGTCGCAATAGATGAAGTCTCATTACTTAAGACAGAAAAGATAGTCGGCATTGAGGAACTAGCCTTAGCCCTACCTATCGCCAACAAGCAGGTATCTATGGACTTGTTTGACTTTGAAGATTACGATGCTATCTGCGGTGATGCAGTGCTACAGGTGGCTGTACTTGGAGAGGTTGTGTATGGATGAACTCACTAGAGATGAAAGCCACACGCACCCTTGCTAAGCGGGCAAGAGAGCAACGCAACGCCAGCACAAATGACCAAGACTTTGACTACTGGCATGGGATAATGGAACAGTACGAAAACAAACTACAGACAGGAGAAAACAAATGAGTGAGCCACGCTACCTAGAAGGTGACGATGTTGCCTTAGGTATCAACCAACCATGCGATGTATGCGAAGCAAAAGATGGGGAGTCACACTGCGATTGCGGTAACTGCGATTGCGGAGAGCCTGACCCTGACAGATTACATGACGAGATGGGAGAACAGTAAGATGGCAATACATGAGGTAGAACTAACAGGAACTACACAGTTAGAAGTCGGAGCATTACTTAAGACAGAAACTGCTTACGACAAAGACATGAACCTTACCTTTGATGGCGAGGAGATAAGAGTTATCCTGCATTGGGATGACCATGATGGCTTTGAGATTCAATGGCTTGACCTTGAAGGCAGATGGATTAGTGCGCCATGGTGGGCAGATAAGATAGAGGAAGATGGCAAGATGTCAGTTGGATTCTTTCTTGATTCATTGGAAGCACACACCAAGAAGGAGACACCATGACCATCCTTATGCAATGTCTAGGTTGTGGCACAGTAGTGACCAACCCCAAGGTAATGAACTACATGTATGAGAAGTGTGATTACTGCACAGATAAGCAGAAAGAGATGGAAGAAAAAGCAATAGATAGTTTCTTGCATGCCGAAGCCGAGAGAAAGTTGGACAGTAATGCGTAATGACTTAAGACAGATACACCCACATGCCCGACTGTGGATAGCAACAGTAATTATCTTAGGACTAATCTTAGTTCTTAAGCCAGCATCAAAGTTCATGGCACCACCACATGGCAAAGTGATTGCTTACTATCAGAACGATTACCAACGCTATGCCTTAGACAAGTTGATAGAGCAAGACAACATGGAAGAATACTCATGCCTCTATGAACTGTGGATTAAGGAGAGCAACTGGCGACCGAAGGCATTGAACAAGTCAAGTCATGCATCAGGTATCGCACAACTTAAGCCATCAACATGGAGAATCTTAGGTCTTAAGCCAGCAACAGACGGCTACAAGCAGGTAGATGCAGGGCTTGCTTATATCAAGCGACACTACGGAAAGAACGGCGGTATCTGCCGAGCATACGCACACCACTTAGCGATTGGCTGGTATTAAAATGTTTAAGATTAAATTCTTTCGTGTATTAAGTCAGAGTAAGCCACGCTATAAAGGTACGGACACAGTTAGTTATCAGTTAAGGTACGACCCTAAGATGTGGCAAGGTGCATCGTGTGCTGGTATAGATACGGAGTTCTTCTACCCACCGCAGGATAAGTTTGAACCAGGTGAGGCAGAGTTACTCAAGCGTATCTGTGTTGACTGCCCAGTGATGGAAGCATGCCTTGAGTGGGGCATAGCCATGGAAAGGTACGGAGTATGGGGTGCGACCACACCCTTTGAACGCTTTGCTATCCGCAAGCGCCATGGCATTATGGTCAATGACCCCCAGCATAACCCGTGATATAGTTCCAAGGTTCACCAGCCCCTACGAAGGGGAAGCGTGGAGGTTGGTGAACATAGACAAGCCCATCAGATTCTCTCCTGTCTCTGGTGGGTTTCTCTATGTATTAAGACCCAACTCTTTAGCCAACATAAATACTTCATCACTTAAGTCATCAAGAGTTCCATCGTTATAGATAACATGACTAAACATATAGTTATCCATAGCATGTTCAGATGGATGTCCATTAACAGCGCTGTGATTCTTGCGGTTGATACGCCACACAGTTCCGCCAAGTTTCTTGATTGCCTCTGCCTCATTAGGAAAACGCACATCACTAATAACAACACGGTCATCCTGTCTTAAGTCAGACATTGACATCTTAATCCACACATCATTGCCAATCATCTTGCGCCCAAAGTCAGTGCCCAGTACTTGTAATAGACGGCGAACTTCTGGATTCTGCTTGGCTATATCCCAGCCATAGTCATCTACTAAATCAGATACACGAGTGATGCTATCTAACTTAGGGTTGATAACCTGTAGCGCATGGCGCATCGGGTCAGCAAAAGCACGGCGTTCGTATTCGTAATTAAGACACAACAAATTAGCCGTTGCATCTTTACCTGATTGTGCGTATCCACTCAATCCAATTATCATTGTTCATCCACCTTATCTGGTTTGCGGTATCTACGATTGTTCCACTGTGGTTGCTCACCACCGAGTCTCTCTTGTAACTTAGTAAGCGCACGAGACACACGCTTACGGATAGCCTCATCACTAACCGAATACTCAAGGGCTAGTGCATCTATATCCATGCCACCATCTGCGAACCTACGATTCAACAGCAACTGGTCTTGCTCATTTAGTTTCTTAAGACCGAACGCCACATCAGATAGCATAGCCTCACGATTCATACCCTCGCTAGGTTTACTAGATGTAGAGATGAACTCATCTCGTGGTGTAGATGATGCAGTCCATGACTCATACGCCCACACATCTTTAAGTAACTCTTGCAGTATCTCATGCGTGTAATAGAAAGCATCCGATGGCATAGACTTAGCACGATGCGCTCTCTCTTTGGCAGCAAACTTCTGCGACTCATTGTTAAAGGTGCGCT